TAACCTTTTTTAAATTCTAAATTTAATCCAAAAGCATTAACAGCTAAACCACGATCAAATCTTTTAATAAAATTAGTTCCTTCTTTTGGCATAGGAGCAACAAACATTTTATTATCCATCTTTAAGATAACTTGAGTGGGAAGCACAGAAACTTCCTCAATCTTCTTTTTCATTTTACTTTTAATTGCACGAGCAATAGCGCAATTTTGTGGATTGGCTTTTTCGCCCTCCAGAATATTTTTATCTGTTATTTTTAGTGTTTTGTTCATTCTTTTCTCCATTGTTGTTTTTATAAACTATTTCAAATGCTTTGGCTTTTGAATTTAATAGTTTAAAAGCTGCCTCAGATTCTTTTCTTATATCTTCTTCACTTATAATCCAAAATTTGCACCAACCCTCTGGGTCTATTGGGCCTTGAATTAATTCGCATCTTGGAGCATTTCCTTCAAGATAATAAAAAACGCAATATTCACATTCAAGATTTTGTTCTTTAAATGGATTTTGAGTTGCGCTTAAATATTGAATCCCATTTGAACCTAATCCACGATCAAAATATCCGTATGTTTGTAAGTTAGTTATAATCTTAAGATAAAGATCTTTTTGTCTTTCGTTAAGTTTTGGAAATATGAGTCCTTCGTTCATTGTATTTTATTTACACCATATTCATAATTGTCAGAATCTTCTGTCACCCACTTAGGGCAGTTTTCTACAGTATAAATATGACTATTTACTTTTCTTTCAATAAGATTTTCACCTTGTTTTGTAACAAAGTTAGGATCATATAGTCTTAATCTATTATTAGGTTGAATAGCAAAATTACCATTATCAAGTTGAAGCACATGACCGCATTTATGTTGTCCAGGACTTTCGCTAAATCCAAAGTTTAATTCATTAAAATCACTATGCGCCCAATCAAGAGTAAAGAGATATGTTCCAAAATGCTCTTTTCCATTTCTAGAAAGAAATTTTAATTTTTTATTTTGTAATACAGAAAATTTTGTTACAGCGATATGATAACTAAAGCTATCCCATAATTCTAGTTCATGTAAATCTTGCTCGGGTATTCCTTCCTTTGTGCAAAATGCACTTATTGGTGCATGCCACCAGATACCACCATCCTCCATGATAAAATTAAAAAGTGGAACTTGTCCAGGCAAAGATGTAACACTAAAAACTAGAGCTGAAAAGTATTTATCATGACCATCCTTTTGATCTCTTAAGTAGTTTCCTCTTACATAACATTCTATTGGAGGTATATTTGCGTTTAGGAATGCCACAGTTAATTTATTTACACTAAATTAAAAATATGGTGTAAATTTATATGTAAGTCGCATGTCTAAAAAGCATAAACAAAAAGAAGATAAATCGGTTCCTGTTCCTCAAAGAGATAAAATTGAAGGTTCTTTAAATATTCGCGAACTACAATGGACAGAGAATCAGAAGGAGTTTATACAATTACTTCAAGCCAAGGAGACAAAGATAGTATTCTGCAAAGGGCCAGCAGGAACAGCTAAGAGTCTATTATCAGTTTATGCGGCATTAAACGCTTTAAATAGTAAAAAGATAGGAGAAATTTTTTATATTCGTAACCCAGTAGAAAGCTCTACGCATAATTTAGGATTTTTAAAAGGAGATCTACATAGCAAGCTTGATCCTTATCTTCAACCATTAATGGACAAGCTTCATGAGTTACTACCTAAAGGACAAGCAGAAATGCTTCTAAAGCAAGAAAGAGTAAAAGGTCTACCAGTAGGATTTCTTCGTGGACTCAGTATAAATGCTAGTTATATTATTTGTGATGAGGCTCAAAATCTTAGCGTACATGATCTTCTACTTATAACTACCCGAATGGGTAAGTTTAGTAAACTTATATTAATTGGAGATATAAGACAATCAGATATTAAGAATAGTGGATTTGAAAAGATATATAATTTATTTGATGATAAAAAAAGCAAAGATAAGGGTATAGTCACCTTTAAATTTGGCACAGATGATATTATGCGTAATGATATTTTAGCTTATATTATTGAGAAGTTTGAAGAGTTAAAATAAAGTAAAAACAAACTAATACTAGTAAATATTTACTTGATTTTTTAATTAATTTTTAATATAATTTATATTATGTTAAAGATATATTGTTCAGACTGTGGTTCACCCACAAATTACGCAGGAAATAAACCTAAATTTTGCAGTAATTGCGGAAGTCCTTTCGAGAAGAGTTTAAATATTCAAAAACCCCTTCCAAAGGAATTACCTAAGAAAGAGGTTCCTAAAGTAGTTAAATCTACTTATATTGAAGATGAAGATGATTTTTATGATGATGAAGAGGTAAATCATGTCCCAGAGATCAACAAATTAGATTGTGATATTATTGAGTCTTCTAGTCGTGGAGAAAAGCTTAGTAATTTACTTGGCACTTTAGATAATTCTGGAAGATCCGAGTCTAGTCAAAAAGGTGGTAAAAAACCATCCAAACAAGATCGTAAAAAATTCTTAGAGGAGTTTTCTAAAGAAGCTGGAGCAATTAAGCCAAAGACAAGAATTAGAAAAAATGCGCCATAAAAAATCTTCATTCGAAGATAATATAATCCAGATAAATTCCGAAATCCTAAAAAGGAAAAATAAATGGAATTTAACTGCGATATCTTGGATGGATTTTAATGACGTTTCTCAAATACTAAGAATCCATATTTATAAAAAATGGCATCTATATAATCATTCTAAACCTCTAGCCCCATGGGTTAATAGAATAATAAGTAATCAGATTAAAAATCTTATTAGGAATAACTATAGTAATTTTAGTAGGCCTTGTTTAAAATGCGCTGCAGCAGAAGGTGAAGAAGATTGTTCGATATATGCAAAACAATGCAATAGTTGTCCATTATATGCTAACTGGGAGAGAAGCAAGAAGAATGCTCATGATACCAAGCTTACATTAAGTATTGAGAATCATCAAGTTCAAATCAATAATATGCCAACTGAAAATATTGATTTAGACATAAGCATACAAAATGTCCACAGTAAAATGGAAAGGGTTTTAAAACCAGTTGAATGGAAAGTGTATAAATATCTTTACATAGATGGTAAAAATGAAGAGCAGACCGCTAAGTTAATGGGCTACAGAACTAGTGAGAAGAATAGAGTCGCAGGTTACAAACAGATAAAAAATATTAAAAAGAACATTATCTTAAAAGTAAGGAAACATCTCTATAACGGAGATATAGATATAGGCTGATATGAGTAATAATTTACCAGTTCTGACCGAAGAACAACAGCTCAAGCTCTTGACTGAATGGAATAATCGTCCAGACAATCCTCCATCTTTAGTCGAGCTTGTGCAACTAGCTTTTAATAGAGATGATTTAGACGGAAGAAGTAAAGAAGGCAAAGCTGTAAAAGAATTTTTAGCTTCAAGACAGATTAAACCAAAAAAGAGTCATGAGTATCAGCCAAAGGGATTAATTGAATTAACTTTAGAGCAAAAAGAATATATTGGAAATAATTGCTCAACAATGAATGGCTTGGAAATTGCTAAAATACTTTTCAAAAATGAAGCTCTAACTAATCTATGTCAAGAGACAAGAAGTGTTCTAGAATATATAAAGACTTTGCCTACAAATATAAAATATAATAATCAGGATAATGAAAATATTCCTACTGAAGAATATCGTCCACCAAAGAGCGAAGAAAGGATGATAGCAAAGATCAATAGATATATACTTGATGGCATAGATAAGAATAAATTAACTCATAAAAATAAAAAAGAAATTAACTCATTAATTGGCTATATGAATACTTATAGATTTTCTCATCAAATAAATCTCTACGACGATGAGAAAGATCGCGAGCTTTTTGAAAGTAGTTTTGTTAGGTATACATACGATAAAAGTGATTTAACTCAAGAAGAAGTAGATCAATACATTGTACTTTCTACAGAAGTTGTTATCTCTTCTAATATTCAACAAACAATTAATGTCTTACAAAATCAGATTGATATGGCAATACAAGAAGATGGTAAAATTCCAATGGCATTAGTTGAAGCAAGTAATACTGCTCGTAAAGAGTATAATGACTGCGTTAATCGTCAGCAAAAACTTCTTAATGACTTGAAAGTTAAAAGAAGCGAAAGACTCAGTAAGCAGGTTAAAGAGACGGCTTCAATTATTAATTTAGTTCAGATGTGGAAAGAAGAAGAAAGTAGAAATAAATTACTAAAAATGGCCGAGATGAGAAAGCAAGTCGTTGAAAAAGAGATAGATCGTTTATCTTCTATGGATGAGATAAAAGCTAAAATATTGGGAATTTCAAAAGACGAAATTTTAAATGGATGAGCGTAATATGTAAAATTGATGGTAAAGAATTTAAGGATGAGAAAAGTCTTCATCTAGCATTAAAGGGTTATGGACTAAATAAAGTAAAGTACTATCAAACTTATTACGAGCGCAGAGATCTATTAACAAATGAATTAATTAATTTTAAATCAAAAGAGCAATATCTTAATAGTGATTTTAATGATAAGAATAATATGAAGAAATGGCTTAAAGAACAACCAACAGACAAAGCTCAAGAATACTGCAAGCAACTTTTAATTAAGAGAAAAGAATCAAAAAATTTAACATATTCTCCAACTCAAGTAGAATTAAGAACAATAATGGCTCCATCTATTATATTTTACAATAAAATATTCCAAGATTTCTATGATATATGTTCTGATATAGGTTTAGAGAATAAATTCATTCACCCAAAATTAGTTAAAGATAATTTTAATAACAAACTAACTCAGAAAGACATTATATACGTTGATACTCGTGAGCAAAGCTGGCTAAAATTTGATACCCCATTTGAAATTAGAACGTTATCATTTGGAGATTATGCTTGCTCTAACGATAATTGTGGGTGCTTTATAGAAAGAAAAAGTCTTAGCGACTTTATAAGTACTCTTAGCGTAAAAAACTTTGATCGTTTTAAGAATGAAATCGAAAAAGCCAAAAAAAATAATTCTTATGTTATTGTAATGGTGGAAGAAACCCTACAAAATGCTTTAAGCTTTCAATATCTTCCTCACATAAGTAAAAAGATTAAAGCTACACCAGAGTATATATTTCATAATGTAAGAGAACTTTTACAAAGCTATGATAATTTACAATTTTTATTTGTTGATGGTAGAAAAGAGATGACAAGATTAATTGAGGCTATATTTGCTAGTAAATGTTTCTATAAGAAAATAGATTTACAATTAGCATATGATATGAAAATTTTATGATATATTGTCCAGATAAGTATATAAAAGAGATTAAAGATGTTAATGCTGAATTATCAGAATTGAAGGGTTATCTTAATGATAAAGAGGCTAAGATTAGTTTAGCCAAATTTTTAAGAGCAAATCTTGGATTTGCAACAGAGTTAATAAGTGGAGTAAAACTTGCGCCATATCAAGAGATTCATCTTAAAGCCCTTATGAATAGGAATTTTAATATGTGCGTGTTTGGTCGTGGTTGTGGTAAGTCTTTCATGGGAGCAGTGTTTTGTTTTTTACAATGTGTATTTGAACCAAACACTAAAATTCTTATAGCTGGACCTACATTTAGAACTGCAAGATTTATTTTTAATAATTTAGAAAAAATAGTTCAGAGTCCAGGAGCAGAATTACTCGCACAATGTTTCGGAGCGAAAGCGAAAAGGAACGATCAGTTTGAATGGCAAATTAATGGAGGTAGTATCGTAGCTATTCCATTAAACGGAGAGAAGATTCGAGGATTTCGAGCAAACATTCTTGTACTTGACGAGTTTTTGTTATTACCCGAAGAAATCATAAAAAATGTTCTTATGCCATTCTTGGTTGCGCCACAGAACATGAAAGAAAGAATGGAGATTAGAGAGTTCGAAGATAAACTAATTGCAGAAGGAATAATGCAAGAAAAAGATAGAATGGTTTTCGAAAATACAAGCAAAATGATTGCTCTTTCTTCTGCTAGTTATACATTTGAGAATTTATATAAAACTTATATAGAATGGTGCGAAAAGATAACAAGCCAAGAAAAAGGAGAGGCGACATATTTTGTAAGTCAATTAAGTTATGAAGCGCTACCAGAAGAGATGATTGATAAAACTATTATCGAAGAAGCTCAAGCTGGAGGATCAAGTCATAGCGGATTCTTGCGAGAGTATTGCGCCCAATTTACTGATGGAAGTGATAGTTATTTTAATGCGAAAAAGATGGAGGAATGTACTTTAAAGGTTGGGGAAGCACCACATACTTTAATGAAGGGAGATCCAGATAAAAAATATATTTTAGGAATAGATCCTAATATGAGCGATAGCCCTAACGCCGACTATTTTGCTATGGCAGTTATGGAATTAGACGAAGAAAAGAAGCAGGGAATTCTTGTTCATACTTATGCTGGACTTGGTAATTTAAAAAATCATGTAAACTATTTACATTACATTTTAAATCATTTCAATATTGTGTTTATGATTCTTGATAATGCTGGCGCTGATACATTTTTATCTGCATGCAATGAGTCAACTTTATTTAAGAAAGATAGATTAGAAATCAAGACTATCAATTTTAATTCAGAACTCGAAGGTGGAGATTATGAACATGAAATAAGATCAGCAAAAAATCAATATAATTTACAAGACAGGAAGATAGCTTTTAATCAAGTTTTCACTAGTAATTTTATTCGTAAATCTAATGAATATCTTCAAGCTTGTATAGACTACAAAAAAGTATGGTTCGCTAGTAGGACAAGTTCTGACGAAAAATCATTTAATGAGACTATAAATTTAAATATTCCTTTAGAGCTAATGAAAACAGAAGATAAGAAAGATTGGACATTATTAGACTTTATAGAAAATCAAGACGACTTTATATATCAAACAAAAAAACAATGTGTTTTAATTGAACATTCTGCCACAAGCAGAGGTACTCAAAGCTTTGACTTACCACAACACCTTAAAAGAAGCGTATCTGCGAATAAAGCTAGAAAAGATAATTATTCAGCATTTATGTTAGCAAATTGGGCTGTTAAGTGCTATAATGATATAATGAGCGCCCAGAAAGTACAGCAATCTCCCACTTTTTCGCCTATAATGCTCGGATAATGTGTAATATTTAAGACAAAATGGCTAAAAAAAATCAAAATAAATCAAAAAATATCAAAAATGATGAAATCGCACCATTGATGGTATCTAACGCCTCTTATATTGAGGCTAAAGCTTCTGGAGAAGAGACGAAAGCTAGAAGAAACCTATCTGCGACAATTAATAGAACAGATAGATATAAAAACATTGATGATGGCATAATCCCATTCAGATATTCATCTGGCATTAAAGGCAATTCTAATATGAATATCAGAGACGCGGTTATATTATGTCAAAAAGCATATTACAACTTCGCAATCTTTAGGAACACTATTGATTTAATGACCGAATTTTCTTGTAATAATATATACTTTGATGGTGGAAGCCAAAAGAGTAGAGATTTTTTTACGGCTTTATTTAGAAAGATAAACTTATTTGATTTTCAAGATAAATTTTTCCGTGAATACTATAGAAGTGGAAATGTATTTATCTATAGATTTGATACAAAAGTAAAAGATGATGACCTAAGTAAGATCACTCAAACTTTTGGCTTATTCTCTAAAGCTGCAGTTAATTTACCTTCTAGATATATTATATTAAATCCTGCAGATATTCAAATTGGTGGAACTATTAATTTTTCAGTAGGAAGATATTATAAATTAGTTAGTGATTACGAATTGGAGAGGCTAAAATCTCCAAAGACAGATGAAGACTATGAAGTACTGAAAAGTCTCCCTCAAGAAACACAAAAATTAATTAATCAAAAAACTATTGGAGTTTTAACTTTACCTTTAGATAGAGAAAGATTATGCGCGGTATTTTATAAGAAACAAGATTATGAGCCATTTGCGGTTCCAATGGGTTTTCCAGTCCTAGATGATATTAATTGGAAAGCAGAAATGAAAAAGATGGATATGGCTGTTACCCGCACAATGCAACAGGCAGTTCTATTGGTTACTATGGGTACAGATCCAGAGAAAGGTGGAGTAAATCAAAAGAATCTCGAAGCCATGCAAAGACTTTTTGAAAATCAAAGCGTAGGAAGAGTTTTGATAGCAGATTATACAACCAAAGCACAATTTGTAATTCCTGATATCGGTAATCTAATTGGCCCACAAAAATATGAAGTTGTTGATAGAGATATTCAAATTGGACTTAATAATATATTAATTGGAAATGAAAAATTTGCCAATACAAGTATTAAAGTACAAGTATTCATGGAAAGACTAAAGCAAGCTCGCGAAACATTTATCAATGAATTTTTGATACCAGAGATTCGCAGAATTAGTAAAGAGCTAGGATTTAAAAATTATCCAACTCCACATTTTGAAGACATTGATCTTAAAGATGACCTACAATATTCCAGAGTTTATACAAGATTGATGGAACTCGGCATCTTGACTCCAGAGGAAGGTGTGCAAGCAATAAATAGCGGTAGACTTCCAAATCAAGAAGACTCCGTATTATCTCAACAAAAATTTAGAGAATTAAAAAATCAAGGTTTATATCAACCACTTATTGGTGGAGCAAAGATTGGCGCGGAAACAGGTAGGCCATCTGGATCATCTGGCATCACACAAACTACAAAAAATGTTTCACCAATCGGTCAAGGAAGACAATCTAAAGCCGTATTCTTTGATATTGATAAAATAAAAGATAATTTTGTTCTTGCTTCAAAACTACAAGATAAAGTTGAAGCTTCATTAAGAGAAAAACATTCAATCAGAAAGTTATCGAAACAACAGAAAGATGTTGCTTTTGAAATTACAAAGATTATCGTAGCAAATGAAAGCCCAGAGAATTGGGATAAAACAGTTCAAGATTATCTAAATGATCCAAAAGATAAAGATCTAAATAAAGTTTCTGATATACATGATATTGCCGCAGAGCATTCGGTAGATAGTTATGTAGCAAGTATACTTTATCATAGCCAAAAAGAAAATAAGGAATAATTCCTATGGCAGAGAATCTAATAAGAGCAAAACAAATAAATCAAACTGAATTATCAGGTTTTATATCTAATATTCTCAATACTGGTATTCCTGTTTTTATAGAAGCTACTGGTCAGAATATAGTATATTCAACTGGTAATCAAATAATAAGTGGAAATAAAATTTTTT